CGGATGAGGATCCCGAGTGCCCGGCCCTGGTCGGCCCAGGTGTCGGCGTCGTCGGAGCCGGCGTAGCCGAGGGCCGCGTCGTTGAACTCCCCGCCCTCGTAGACCTCGCAGACCACGTCGGCGAGGGAGGCGTCGCAGTCGTCGGCGAGCACGCCGAAGAGCAGCTCGGTGCCGTCCACCGCGGTGCTGTCGGCCTGGGCGAGGGAGCCGCTGCCGTCCTCGATCTCGACGGTGAACGAGTCGCCCGCCACGAAGTCGGTGTCGCCGTTCGTGAGGTCGCAGCCGATGTGCTCGGTATCGTAGGTGGTCCCTGCGACTGCGTCGGCGAGGCGCTCCCCGTTCGGAGCGTGGACCGAGAAGACGGACGCGTCCGGGGCGGACACGGTAATGGCGGTGAGGGTGTAGAGCCCGATCTGCGCCTTGGCGCCCATGGCCGCGTTCGTGATCGTGCCGTCGCCGCTGCCTCCGGCTACGACCAGAGCGCCACCGAGGGCGCGCAGGATCTTGCCCACGAGTGCGCCGCGATCCAGGTCCTGGCCAGAGGCCAGGGTGCCGGGCTCGACGGGGACCGGCAGGACGTCGCCGGCGAAGAGGTTGTCGGGGGTGTAGGTCTCGGACATGGTTACTTCCTCCCGCGGGATCCGGCCTCAGCCCCCGCCGCAATCAGCTTGTCGCGCTCTGCCTTGTCCGCTGCGTCAGCCGCAGGGGGGGCCACCGCGCCCGGGACCTGCGCCGGCTTGGCGTCGGCACGGGCACCGTCGAGGTACTTCGCCCCGGCTGCCTTGTCGGCCGTGACCACGGCGACCGCGAAGGCCTCGGGGGTCATGGGCTTGTCGCCGTACTTCGCCAGCGCGGCGAGCTCGGCGTGGCCTGGGGTCGCCAGGTCCTCGATCCCCTGGAGCCGCGCACGCTCGGCGACGGCGCCGGCGGTGTGACCCTCGTCGAGGATCGCGGCGAGGAGATCGGGGGACTGGTCTGCGAGCTGCTCGCGGGTGGTCGGCACGGTAGCCTCCTGGGCCTCCGCCTCTGGCGGCTGCTCTTCGTCGATCTTGCGGACCCGGACCAGCCCGGAGACCGCCGCAATGAAGTGGTTGAGCGTGGCCTCGAGACCACGGGGGGGACGCATCCGACCCGGCAGGGCCGCACGGGGGAACTCGACCCCGCCGAGCACGACCAGGTCGCCGCGCGCCTCGGGGGTCACCTCGCCGGCGATGGCGTCGGCGAAGCCCTGCTCCACGGCCTCCTCGGCGGTGAGCCAGGTCTCGGCGTCCAGCAGGTCTCGCAGCTCGTCGGGGGTCTTGCCCGTCTTGTCCGCGTAAATGCTGAGCATCCCGGCCCGGACCTGGTCGAGCATCTCTGCGGCTTTCCGCATCTCGTCGGCCTCGCCCATGGCGAACGTGGCCGGGTTGTGGATCATGATCATCGAACCGAGCGCCATCGTGACGTGCCCGGCCATGGCAATGAGGCTCGCAGAGGAGCCAGCAAGGCCCTCGACGGTCACCCGGACCTCGGCGGGGTGAGACACCAGCATGGCGTAGATGGCCACACCAGCGAAGACTTCGCCGCCGCCAGAGTTGATCCGCACGTTGATCCGTTTGGCGGTCTTGTGCGCGTCGAGCTCGGCGCGGAACTGCGTCGCCCCCGCCTCGTCATCCCACCACGCTGACTCCGTGATGTAGCCGTAGACGGTGAGGTCTACTTCGTCGGGGGCCTCAGCCCGGGGCGTGAAGGCCCAGAAACGCTCCATCACTGTCCTCCCGTGTCTCGGATGTCCTGGGCCCCGACCGGCTCGTCGTCGACCAGCGAGCCCTGGCCATCGAAGACCACCCCACCCTCACGGCGGAGGCGCTCCTCGCGGACCCGGACCTTGTGCAAGCGCTTGAAGTCGGCACCCGACAGCTCTGCGGCCTCACGGGTGCGAGTGGAGAGCCCGTTCTCTACCCTCACCACGGCGGCGTTGGCTTCCTTCAGGGGATCGAGCTGGCCAGGGGCCGGGCCGTACCACTCGGCCTGCGACCACGCTGCGCGCACTGCCGGGTCGGAAAAGAACCCAGGGGCGACCACGCGGCCACGGGCGACTGCCTCGGCGAGCCACTCTTCGTAGACGGGCTGGCAGAGTCGAGAGATCAGCCAGGCGCGCCGGGACCGGAACATCTTCCACGCTTCGAGCATCGCAGCCCGGCTGGCGCTGTAGCTCGAAGTGAAGTGCTTGACGATGAGCTCGTGGGGCAGCTCGAGCGCCGACCCGATCTGCCGCAGGACCGACTGGACGAAGCCATCGAATGCGGTGTTGGGTCTGGTCGGGTTGCCCAACGTGACGGACTCGCCGGGTCGGAGACCCACGACTGCGCCGGGCCCCATCTCCACCGTGTTCGCGTCGCTGGAGTCGATCTGCTCGGTGGAGGCAATGCCCAGGCCCGTGGGCACGCTGGCTGACTCCGACTGGATGAAGGCGGTGAAGAACCCCGACACCACGGCGGCCATCAGCTCGGCGTCCGTGTACCTGCCCAGCTGCTTGAGGGCCTGCATGACCGGCGCCAGGACTGGGATGCCCCTGCGCTGCTCGGGCCGCTCCTGCTCGAAGAGGTGCAGGACGTTGCGTCGGCCGGTCTCCGCACCGAAGGCGGGCACCCGCTGCCAGGTGTTCTGCACGCGGTGCAGCTCGCCAGCCTCGCCCACGACCGTCCAGCCCGACACCCCGAGAGAGTCCCCCGGGTGGTACTTGGCGACGTGGTAGGCCAGAGGCTCACCGCGGCCGCCGAGCTCCACCCCGGCGAAGAGGTTTCCCTTCACCGCCGCGCGCTGTCCGATGGGGGGGGTGCAGACCCGGTCCCCTTCGATGAGCTGGACCCGGAGGTCGTAGAGCGCCCCCGGCTGTCCCTCCACCGTCGGGAGGAAGACGAAGCAATCGCCGGACATCAGGGTCGACAGCAGGGCCAGCCCCTGCAGCTCGCCGAAGGTGGCAGTCCGGGCAGCGTCGCAGAGCTGCGTGTCAGCCCAGCGCGAGAACTCCCTGGCGACCGAGGACTCCCAGCGGTCTGCCTCGTCGTCGCTCAGACCGAGCGGCTCGGCGTCCACCTCGGGACTGACCCGCAGGCCCTGGCCCACGACGTTGGTTCGCAGGGTCTTCAGCGCGCCCGTCGCCAGCGGGGTCCCCATGTAGAGGTCCCTGCTGCGCTCGCGGAGAGCGGGGAGGTTGTCGACCTGGTCGTCGTCAGGCGACCCGGACGAGGTGAGCCACCCCTTCGCCCACTGCTTCGCGCTCGACGCCCCGTGGCGGGAGTAGCCGCTGGCGAACACGGCGAGGGCGTTGGCTCCTCCAGAGATCAGCCGGCCGAGCCGACTCACTAGAAGTCCCTCGGGATTGTCCGGCGCACGGTCGGCCCAGTGGTCCCGGCGGTGAGCTTGGCGACCTTGTTCTCGAAGTAGCCGATCGCGTCCCGCACCGAACCCCAGTCCGCTCGGGTGAGCTCCCGCGTGCCGATGGTGTAGCTCTGTCCAGTGGCCAGGGCGAGGCTCGCGGCCTCCCACGCCGCAAGCTGTACCTGTGCCTCTGCCAGAGTCATACGGTCACACCTCGGCTGAGCTGACGGCGCCGGCGGGGCGCTGCGGTGGCCTGCCCCCCGGCGGACGATCCAGCCAGGGCGATGGCCTCGAAGTTGGGGACGCAGATCTCCATCGCAGCGGTGGCGTAGACCCGGCAGTCAAGCGGCTCGTTGCGCTCGACGACCTTCTCCCACTGGCGCTTCACGACCTTCCCACCGCGCCGCACGGAGACGAGCTTTTCGGAGAGCAGCCCCTTGAAGTAGCCGGCGCCGTAGCCCCGCTCCACCTCCCGGGGGAAGTGGCAGTGACCGGGGCCCTCGTCGTCGAGGAGCAGGCGGCCCAGGAGGGTGGCCTTGATGCCATCCACGCCCAGCGTGAAGAGCGCAGCCTTCTGCCTGCCTGCTCTGCTGGGGCGGTTGAAGATCGTCCTCGACTCGCCGCCGCGACCGATGATGGCGTAGACCCCCCGAGCCTCACGGGCCCGGCAGAAGTCGTAGACCTCAGAGGTGTGGTGACCGGCCGAGTCGACGCAGGCCCGGACGATGCCCAGGCGGCGCCCGTCGGCGGTCTGCCAGAGCCGAGTCAGCACTCCGTCGAGCTGCTGCCAGAGCTGAGGCTGCGAGGGGTCGCCCATCAGGACGACGTACTGCACACCCCAGCTCTCCCGGCCCAGGCCCCACCCGACCACCTCGAGCTCGAGCCGGTCGTCTTGCGTGTCGACGCCGGCGGTGAGGAGCAGCACGCCGCTGGGGAGAGTCTCCCCGTAGCGCTCGCGGCGTCGCTCGAGGTAGGCCACAGGGATGGTCTGCTCGTGGGGGATCCAGGGCAGGCCCAGACGAAGATTCTTGAAGACCTTCAGCTTGTCCGGGTCGCGGCTGTCGTAGGCAGCGCACCACTGCTCGGCCAGCTCAGCCCAGCGGACCCACGGCGAGAGGAGGGCGTTGAGGTCGCCGAAGCTGGCGATCTTCCCGCCGGGCTCCTGCGCTACCCAGTCGCCAGCGGCGACCATCGCACCCTTGTGCCGCTCGTCGATGCGCTCACCGCAGTGCTCGCAGACGTAGTGCGTCTGGGGGAGGTCCCGCTCGCCGGCCTCGTTCTTGTACTTGATGTGCTCCCACGTCAGGACCTGGAAGCAGCCGCAGTGAGGGCAGGGCACCTGGTACTGTCGGCGGTCGCCTCGGCCGTGCCACCGCTGGATCGCCGAGAGCCCGTCGATGGTCGGCGTGCTCACCAGGACGATCTTGCGGTTGTGGAAGTTGCTCGTCCGCTGGATCGCCAGCTCGACCGGGTCGCCCTCGACGCCTGCGCTCACGGCGAAGCGGTCCACCTCGTCGCAGAGGACCACCCGGATCGGACGGCTGGCCAGGCCCGCAGCAGCGTTCGAGCCGGCCATCGCCAGGTACCCGCCGCTGAAGTGCTTCACCCGGATGGTGTTGCTGCTTTTGCGGCTTGAGCCCCTGCCGTCCTTGCCGGTCTCCAGCTTCCCCCGCAGGGCCGGGGAGGCCTTGAAGCTCGTCTCGATCCGCTCCTTCGAGAAGCCGTCGACGCTCTCCTGCGTCGGCTGGACGAAGAGGATCGGGCTCGGATCCTGGTCGACGAAGTAGCCGAGGATGTTGAGCAGGGCCTCGGTCTTCCCCAGCTGGCTCGCTATCATGACCACGATGATCATGACCGTCGGGTCGCAGAGGGCGTCCATGATGCCCCGCAGGTAGGGGGCTCGGTCGGTTCGCCAGGGGCCGACCTCGGGACTCGTCCCGGGGGGGATCACCCTGAAG